AGCGGGAACTTGAACTGGCAACGCTGACAAATTCCAATTCCAAGCGACGGGTTACCGCGCGTGTCGAGGAACGTAGAGGCGGGCCGGTTGGTCTTGCCCCCGGCGTGGGGCTTCGGTGAGATGCGTTCAGGCATGTTCTAGGCCGTATAGTTCTGGAGGCCGAGGTCGTACTCGGTCGGAGAGTTGTCGCGCTCCTCGGCGGTGGCGAGGGCCATCGCCGTCTGCTCTTCCTGCTGAAGCGTCGGGTAGCGCTTCATGTCCGCCTCCTTGAAGGTGCGGCAGACGCGGAGCGCCATACGCGCCGTGATGGCGTCGTACCAGCGGGCCGGGAGATCGAGGGCCTGCGTGATCTGACTCACGGGGTCGAGGTTAAGATTGACCCAGCACGTCAGCGTGTCGTACCGAGCCGTCGCGTCTGGAGTCGGCCACACGTACAGCGTCGGGCCGCTGAGGTCGCGGTTCACGTACCAGTTGACGACCTGACCGCCCTGAGCCTTGTTAGGCATCTGTGAGAAGTTCTCAAGGTTCCAGCGACCCAGGTTGATTTCCTGGGGCGTGTTGCCGAAGAATATCTCGGTCGCGCCGAACGGCACTGAGCCTACGCTTCTGACGCGCCAGAATAGCGCACCCGCGATAGGGCCGCCGAGCAAGTCGAACCACGTCCACACCCCGACCTCGTTCCACTGCACGTCGATCGCGTCGACGGCGGTGTAGTTCACTCCGTCGTTCGAGTACTCGAAGAAGAGGGCGAACTCGCCGGTCGTGCCGGACATAACGCCGACGTTCGTCACGATAGTCGGTGTGATAAAGCCTTGACCAATAGAACCATTTGCAGAGGTTTGCACACACGCCGTCGCGAAGTTGTCGTCGAATGCGTTCCCGGGTACGCCGCCGCTGTCACTGAAGCTGGAGTTGCCCAGCTGCCGAAACAGCGATCTGCGGTTAAGTGTCACGACGTCATTCGTCCCGGGTGGCGTCGGAATCTGGTTGATGCCTAGGTAGCACGGCAGGATGGCGTACTGCCTCTTCCAGAGCTGGACGCCCTGGTTCACGAGTGACGTGAAGACGAGATTGAGCTGCCGCAGGAACTGATAGACGTGCTCACCAGTGATGCCCTCCGGTGGAATACCTGCGCGCGACGTGGCCTCCTCAAGCATATCTTGGGCGGTAAAGGGGAGTAGTGCGCCTGTGGACGTTCCCGAGAGTGACATAGTACTCCTAGTATCTCATATCTAGGTGAAGCTAGGAGACGAGGGGTCCTCTTAGTTCACGACCGGGTTGGTGAGCTGGAAGTGCGTCCCGTCGAACACGAACAGGCACATCATTCCAGCCAGGATGTCGCCGGCCGCGAGGGCGGTGTTCGCGCGCTTCACGATCGTGATGGCGCCCAGGCCGCTGACGTTTATGGTCGGGGTCGTGGTGGCGTTCGTGGCGTTCGCCTTGACGACAAGCAGGTTGCCGGTGACTGAGGCGTACGAGACCAGGGGAGCCGAGGGCGTGACCACCATCGCGTCGGCGGCGCCGGTGTCGTTGCCAAGGAAGGAGCCCTGTCCGGGGACCGAGGTGAGGCCGGGGGTGACGGTGAGGGCCATACTAGCTCCCGCCGTGCTGCAGCGCCGTGAGTGCTACCGAGCCGGTGCCCGAGTTGAGGACGACGCGCATCCAGATGGGCGCGAAGTTGTAGTTGCTCTGGGCCGTGACGGTGGCGTTGACCATCGTGGTGTCGGCGCAGTTGACCCACTGCACGTTTGCGGGCAGCATCGGGTTGCCGGGAGTCGGCGCCGACAGGCCGGGATCGTTCGGCGTAGTCGAGTTGTTGGGGTCGTCGAGGGTCTGCTGGATCGTGTAGTTCACGACGCCGGTGACGTCGACCTGGAAGGCCACTACGCCGTCCGAGAGCCACCAGTCGAAGTTTATCCAGGATGATCCGGCGACCGAGGAGGTGCCAATCGATACGTTGCCGTTCGAGGCGGCGCTCGACACGACGCTGGTGACCGTCTTGTAGTCCAGCACAGAGGAAACCGTGCCGGGTGTCGCGGCGCCGGTGGCAATCGTCTCGCTGACGGTCTGGCCATCCCAGCGAGTACCGGTCAGCGTGAGGGTGAGCGTCTCGCCGGCCGCGAAGGTGAAGAGCACGCGGCGGGGGTTGTCGAGGGTCGCGACGCCGTTCGTGACGGTCGCGCCGTTGAGCACGACCGCGCCCGCTCCGGCGATGGCCGAGGCGGTGCGGATATTCGTCGCGCTGGCAGCAGCCAGCGGTCCGACTGTTGCGAAGCGCGGACGCATATTCTAGTTCCCCTCTATTAGGCTGTCCCGCCGCCGACGTTCTGCAGTACGGCAGTCGTCAGTGAGGTGAACGTGACGATGAAGTCGCGGTACGTCGTGGTGGCGATCGTCATGGTGCCCGTGAGGGTCCAGCCGGTGTTCGTCACGACGGTCCAGGTGCCGGTGTTCGCGCTGTTCTTGATGCGCAGCCAGTACGTGGAGTTGGGGGCGGCGCCGTGCAGCGCGGCCTGCAGCGCGGCCACCGTCGGCAGCGTCACGTTGGCGGCGCCGGCGGGATTGCCGGTGAGGTCGAGAACTACATCAGCCGAGGAGCCGCTGAGGTTCGCGGCGGTCGCCGTGAAGGAGACGGCCGAGTTGTTCGTGTTGTAGGCGGCGGCCACCGGAGAGGTGACCGAGCACGTCCAGGCGTGCAGGCCCGTCGGGCCCGTAACCGGAGTCGTGCAGAGGAAGTATCCGACGGAGTTCGGGAGGACGAGGACGCCCTGCGATCCGGCTATGCCGTTGATGGTGTCGACCGAGTTGCCCTGCGTCGCGTACACGAGGATGGCGTTCACGCCGTTGTTGACGACGGTCACTTCCGCGCCGGCCGAGCCGGGCGGGAGGTTTACGCCGGTGCCGGCCGCGGCCGTGCTGATCGTGCACATCGAGCCGGTCAGCTGCAGGCCAGTCGCCTGAGTCGTGCCGGCGGCAGTGAGCGCGTCCTGGGGCGGATTGCCGAGGGGGCCGGAGCCCGGGAAGTTCGTCGTGGTTGGGAATACCATCTTAGTTCCTTGTCAGAGTAGGGGCGGGGACGGCGGGCGGCGGGCTCCGGGACCACCGGGACCGCCGCCCCGCACGTCGTCAATTACTCGACGACGCTTCTCGAAGTATTAGGCGCCGGGCGTGCCGTAGACAGTACGCCAGTTCGTCCAGCCCACATCCCAGCGGCTCGTAACCTTGTAGCGCATGCTGTCGGTCTCGAAGTCGCCTTCCATGCTCTTCTCCGCCATGCGGCGAGTGATGAACTGGAGGCCCATGCGCTCGTCGGTGGAGATCCACCAAGCGGTCGCCGACGTCAGGCGGGTGATCACGACGTAGCCCTTCGGGAGGATCTTCGTCGACATCACGGGGTTGATGTCGTTGTTGGCCTGACCGGTACGCAGGGCAGACTTGGTAATCACTTCGGCCTGGAACTCGTTGTCGGGGCTGACCACGAGGCCTTGCGGCGTGATGCGGACCTTCTTCGTGTCGTTGTCTTGCGCTTTCCTGATCTGAATGAGCAAGTTTTCGACCGAGGTCTGCGACATCGCGGCCGGAGTGGCCAGGACGTTCGACTGCGTGCCGAAAGCGATCGGGTGCGCGCTGTTGACAAGCGAGACGCCGTCGCCGCCGACGAACGAGCCGCTGAACGAGTTGTTCAGGACGTTCGCAGCCGCAGTCTCTTCGGTCTCGATCATCGCCTGAGCGAGCTGCTCAGAGTAAATCTTGCCGAGGTTGATGTGATCGCCGTCTTCGACGAGCACCTTTGTCAGTGCGAAGGCCGCACCGTATTGCCTAAACACATAGCGCTTGTCGAACAGGACGCCGCCCGACTTGTAGGTGACAGGGCCGCCGTCGCCCATGGCCGGGGCAGCGCCCAGGCCGTAGAGCACCGGCTCGTCGTGGTAGGCGCGCTTGATGCCGGGCTTGACCCTGAACACCTGCTTGTATTCGTCCCGGCGGATGTCGTACACGCCATCGAAGTGGTCATTCAAAATCGGCTCCACGATGATGCGGAACTGAGTTGAATTCATTGGTGCAGCCATAGTACGTGTCCTTCTTCTAAGTTGAGGCTAAGTGGATTAAGCAACCACAGGCTGGTAGGTGAACTGAACGCGGACAATCGTGAAGGCGTCGCCGGCGGCATTCACGCCACCCGAGAAGTACGAGCCTTCCGGGATGTCGATGATGCGGCACAGGCCGGGCGTCGCGCCCGTCAGGGTCGCATTGAGCGACTGCGTGCTGAGGCCGGTGAAGGTCGAGCCCTGCGAGGTGTTCGCGAGGTTCGCGGCCTGACCGATGCCGGACTGCGGCACGGAGCCGTTCGCCTGGACGTCGTACAGGATGTTCGGGTCGTCTGTGTAGTAGGCCTGCATGTTCGCCACGCCGGCGCCGTTCTGCAGAGTCGTCTGGTAGGCCTGCGAGGCGGGCCAGAAGGGGCTGATGTGGAACACGCCGGCGGTGTCGGTGAACTCGCAGCCCTGGAAGACGCCGAGGGCGGTGTCCGCGCCGGTCGTGCAGGGGATGAGCGTGCCGTCGGTGGCGGTGTTCTTGATGGGGGTGCCGGTGAAGATCGCCGTAGCAAAGCCCGAGGCGATGCCGTTCTGACGATACTTCTGACGAATGACGCCGCCCGAGAGGTGCGCGGCGGCCTGGAAGCCGAAGGGATTGCTGGTAGCGACCATGAGGAGAACTCCTGAAACTGGATAAGACGGGGCTTTGAACGAATCGAGCGGATGCGCAAGCGCAATCGCTTTCTCGACTAGGACGTCCCGATCTCCAGCTATTCAGAAGCTCACCAGCCACCCGAAGGGGCCGACACCGCTAGCTGCTTAGCGAGTTCTCACACTGTACCTATCATCAGCGTATCATGCTTTTGGGCGTCTGTGTCAACGCCTCCAAAATCGAACAGTGCCTCTTTCCTAAGATACAGATTCTTAAAGTAATTCTGGGATGTTCCGCGCTTCCATTTTCTCGGAGGCTTGGGCTTTGGCGGTACTCGGCGACGTCTATTCGCCACGGCAATTCTTTCCCGATGCTCTGGGGACAGAGTTCGCCCTGACATAGACTTCGAGATCTTTGCGCGGCTCTCCTCAGTGTGCACGCCGCCACGACCGCCAATCGCCGCGTTATATCCTTCCCTGGTCAAATTCAGAATAGCGATCAAATAGCTTTCCGCCTCCAAGGCCTCATCGCGGGAAGGATACACAAATAACTCAAGGACCTCGAAGTCGTCGGGGCCGTATTTTGCGATGGCGCGCGGAAACGGATAGTGTGGCCGACAATTCGCGTCGGATATGTGCTTCTTCCAACGTAGTGCTACAGAATTTGTAGTGATCCCGACGTAGAAACGGCCCGTCGAGCGGGCCGTTATGCAGTACAGTCGGGTCGGTTTAGTCATGTCTACTCGAATTGCTTGGGGGACCTGACGAATCGGGCCATCTCACGGAAGCCGTCGCCTAGCTCCATCTTGCCGCCCTGCTCCTTGATGCGCTCCTCGATCTCGGCGAGGGGGTCGTAGATCGACTTGGCGCGGTCGGCCGGGAGGTCGTGATGCAGCTCACGCATAAGCTCCTGATACAGCTCCTCCGGCAGCTCCATCCCGATCATCTCGCGCCAGCGGACGGTGTCGTCCAGGTTCGATCCGTCCTTGACGGAGTTGTCCTGGGGCAGCCAGCTGGCGTTCTCCATGTCCGACTTCTTCAGCGTCCGGTACCCAAAGTTGATGCGGGTCGCGACGGTGTCGGTCGAGTGCGACGTCGAGACCCAGCAGCGATGCCAGCCCTCCTTGCGGGGCAGGTTCGGCAGGTGCGTCTGCTCAAGGCGCTCGCGGAGGCGCCGGCGGCGCTCCGGGTCGGTCGGGGCGTTCGCGGCGGCCCAATCACGGTTCGTGAACTCGCGGTCGCCGCGGTTGTCCTGTCTCGACAGGCGGGGCTCGTCGGCCTCTTCCTTGGGTTCGTTGATTTTAGCCATTCTTCCTCTTCGCGGCTTCGAAGCCGGCCTTCCACTGCTTGACTAGCCTGTTGCGGTACTTGAGTTGGTCCTCGCTGAGGCCCTTCGTCTCCAGGAGGTTCATCTCGTCGAGCGTCTCGCGCTCCTGGATGCTGAGGCGGTAGCTGGTGCTGCCCGGGCCTCGGCCGCCGCCGGCGCGGCCCGCGCGCGGCGGCATGACATCACTTCGCCTCTTTGTCGCCGGGGCCTCGTAGTCGTCTTCCACGTCGTCTTCCACGTCGTCGTCTCCTGCGGGGTCACGTAGGTTCTGGTTCTTCATGCGCCTGCGGATCTCGTTCCAGTAGGCACGCTGGTTCGGCTTGTACTTGCCCTCAAGGTCAACGGCGACATCGATCGCGCGGACGGCGAGAGAGAACTGGTCAGTACCGTTGGCGTCGAAGGATGGGAAGTCGTCGCGGAAGTCGTCGGCGTACTTTTCGGCCGCCGGGTCGGCCTGCCTAATCGGCTGAGTCGGCTGCTGAGTCTGCTGCGGCGCCTGCGGTACGGCGCGGGGGTCTACGGAGGCTGCTAGGCGGCGCTTGTCGTACACGAGCTGGTCTAGCCTGCGGTTCGCCTCGTCGCGTAGGCGGAGGGCCTTGGCGTGTAGCTCGCCGTTGGATTCGGTGACGGCGCGCGAGATGGCGGCGTCGATCTCTTCTAGCTGGCCCTGCGTGTACCGAATGTGGCCGTCGATGTCCCCGGCCGCTAGGTGTACCTGATCCGTGGTGACCTTCGAGACGACGCCCTTAAGAGACTGAATCTCCTGGGCCATCTGCTCGATGATCTGCTGATTTCGGCGGTCGCGGTCGCGGCGGGCGCGGTTGCGGCGCTTGCGGCGAGAGGGGCGCTCGTCGTCCTCCTCATCCTCGTCGCCGTGTCCCAGACGCTCGTCCTCCTCGTCCTCGTCGCGGGCGCGGGCGGCCTTGCGGCGCTCGTCGCGCGCCTGCTGTCGGCGAGCCTCGGCGTTGTCTGGGCCGTCGTCTTCGTCATCGAGGTCAGTGTCGTCGAGTAGTCCGCCCTTCTTCTCGTCGACTACCTTCTCTTCCACGACGACGTCTTCGTCGTCGGCGTCTACGTCTCGCTCACGGGCGGGGCGGGGCATTATCTACTCCTACGAAGTGGTGACGGTGAGTGGGTCACCGGTGATGGGCGCCAGGGCGTCGCTGGGCTCGATCAGGATGAACGACACGAGGGCACCGTTCGGGGCCTTCACATCGAAGCGGTCGCCGCCGTACATGGGACCGCGGATGAAGTCGCCCTCGGCGTACCACGCGCCCTCCGGCCAGGGCTGCAGTGTCTTGCGGTCGTGGAAGGCCATCGGGCCCAGGCCGCGCACGAGACCGACCTGGACGCGGTAGCGTTCGGTGTCCTTCGTCTCGTCCGCCGCGACCAGGAAGCCTTTGCCGAGCTTAGTGCGGGGGGTGCGAAGCTGCAGGAGCGCCAGCGAGCCGAAGGGGACGCCGAAGGGCGGCTGCACCTCTGGGAAGGCCTCCTGGTAGTCGGCGTCGTACAGATCGCCGAGTAGTTCTGCGACTGTCTTGACCGGAGAAAACGTCGTCATTTATTCAACCTCGGAGCGGTTAGCGTTTTCGATGCACTCGTTAAGACGCTCTCGCACCATGCCGTAGGCGCGGAGCTGTCCGTTGATCTGGCCGAAGCTGAACGCCGTCCCTTCGGAGGCGTTCTCAACCCCGGCGATGGATTCGTCACGCAGCTCTTCGAGCAGCGCGAGAATCGTCTCTAGCGGGATCACTTATTTGTTGGTCTTCGAACTTTTGTCGCTCTTCGAGCCGCCGACGCGCCCTTCGGACTGCGCCGAGGAGAGCGATTCGCCAGTCGCGATCGACTTGTGGAGGGGCAGCGGCCCCTTCGACGGGAACTTCGTCAGCGTCGACTTGCCTGACTTCGTGATACGGGTCTCGTTCGCCATTCACTTGCCCTTCTTTTTGCCGGAACTGCGGCGTGCAACGCTGTAGGCTATTGCAACCGCTTGCTTCTGCTTCTTCCCCGCCGCCATTTCCGCCTTGATGTTCGAGCTGAATGCAGCCTTACTTCCAGACTTCTTCAGTGGCATCGGAGCCTCCTACTCTGAGCGTAACATAATTACGCTTTCAGAAATCAAGCCTACTTGGGCGAGGACTTCATCGAGCCGCCGGCGTACATGCCACCGCGGCAGGCGCGGATCATGTTCACCGTAGTTGAGTGCTTCGAGGCGCCGGCGAGAGCCGGGCAGTCGTGAGCCGAAGCCGTGGTCTTGTAGCCGCGCATCGAGCCGCCCTGGACTCCGCCGCCGTGCGAGAAGGCCGCACCGGGAGCGCCCGGGCCGATGCCGGCGACCGGAGGCCCGACAGGGAGGCTGCCCGGCATCGGGCCGGAGGCGCCCGCGGGGAGAGCGCCCATCGCGGCGCCCATAGAGGGCTTGCGCGGACGAGCCTTGCCGAACGCTGAAGTCGGAGCCGGGGGACGGCCCTTGCCGCCGAATGCACCTTTGGCCATAGTTTACGATTCCTTCAGAAAGTCAAATGTGGGTATACGAATCCAGCGTAGCATAAACCTACTTCTTGCCGCCGACGCCCTTGCCGTTGCTGACTGCGGGCTTGTGCTTCCCGGCCTTGATGGCCATCTGCTCGATCTCGATGGCAGTCTCGTTGTCCATCTCGGTCGTCTTAACGTTGGTGTCGGCCTGCGTCTGCGTAGCCTGAGCCGCGACGGTGTTACGGTCGTCGGCGACCTTGATGTTAGCGGCGTCGACGAGGTGCTTCTTCTCGGCGTTGTCCTGGTCGGCCTGGGCCTGCTGGTCGGCGCGCGCGCTGTCGGCCTGCTCCTTTTGCGCGGCAGTCTGTGCCTTTAGGTTGTCTGCCTGCTGCTGCGCATTGATCTTCTGCGACGCCTCGGCGGCCTTAGAGTCGACCTCCTTGGCCTTGACCTGGAGGGCGGCCTGATCATTCGCGGCCTTGGCCTTGTCGGCCTCGGTCTGGCGCTGGACGTCCTGCTGCGCGACGACGGAGGGGTCCATAGGCGTAGGCGGCTGCATCTGCTTGATGAGGGCCTGAGCCTTCTGGATGATAGGCATCACGGACGCCAGATGCTCCTGCGCGTGCTGCATGACGTCGGGCGTCAGCTCCGCCATCAGGCGATCGAGCTGCACCTCAAGGCCCTTGACCTGTTCGAGGGCATCGAGCGTTATGCGGGGGTCCTTGAAGGTCCGGCGCAGTACGTCGTTCGTGGCGATCAACATCGCGTCGGCGTACCAGAGGGCGATGTGTTCACCGAAGTGGTTGAGCATGGTCGGAAGGAACTTCATAGCCAGGATGGGGTTCGAGCCAAATAGCGGGCTCTCCATGTATGCGGCGTGCTGCGCGATGTGGCTCTCGTGGTCCTGCCCGGGGTAGGCCTTGAGAGGCAGGCCCTGCGATGCCGCGACGTTCTCTGCGGCGGCGTTCAGCTCCTGAGGCATCGGGGCGTCGATCAGGAACTGCTCAGGCTCCGGGACCTTCATGGAGCGAAGCTTATTGAGTTCGACTTCTCGGATCTTGTAGACCTGCGGCAGCGCGATCGCGGACTGCGACACCATCATCGCGGAGGCCTGACGCTGCGTATCGCTGAAGATGCGGGGGTCGCTGACGGGGCGCACGATCATCGGGCCGCTGTAGTCTTCCTTCGTCACGAGGACTTCGCCGAACTGATCAACGATCTGTGCGTTCTCGACGGTCTGCTGGTTGTAGTCCCAGAGCTGCTTCAGGAAGCGTCGCATCGCGCGGTGCTGGCGAGCGAATACGGCGCCGAAGGACTT